CGAACTTGGGGCAGCCGTCAACCGTACATTTGTCTCTGTTGCCTTCACAGTAATCCTTCCTGTTCTGTTCGACTGGCATTACGCCTTCAGGATGGTGATGAGTTCAGAAATCTCTGACTTGGTTAGGGCTTCCAACGATTCGATGACACGGCCTGTTGAGTCTGATGCCATAGACAGTTGCTCCGCTTTGGTTGCGATGCCTTTGCCTGATGCCAATGCTCTGAACATACCGATCTGTTTCGCTGTTGCCGGTGCGCCAGGTTCCTTAATCTGTGGCGAGCCATTGGCAGGGTGGTTCTTCTTTGACTCTGCTACCACTTCTTCGGCAGAGAAAATGTTGATGACTGCTGCTACTGCTTCTTCGGTGGTTTTGAACGCAGGGTTGAAGTCGTCCATCACTTCAGGCGGTAGCGGATCGTCGTCATTGAATGATGCGGCCAACTCTTTTGCTTTAGCGAACGCTTCACGCAACGCAGGCATCTGTGACTCTTTCAAATCAGCAAGGTCAATCTTTGCTGACTTTGCGATCTGTTCATGGTCAAGTCCTGCACCCTTACAAGCATCCACGAAACGCTTGATGTTGTCCATCGACACCAGCGGATCGCTCGGCTTTGCTGGTTCAACCTTTGCTGCTGGAGCAGGCTTGGTGACAGGGGTTGATGGGGTGTGCGATACATCTTCCCATTCCTGCTTGGTCCACAACGCGAGGCATACACCGAAACGCATAGCAGCGTTACGGATGAAGTCTGAGATCAGCTCTTTGAGTAGGTCAGGTTTGTTGTGCATGACTGAGCCAACACCCAAGCGACGTACACCGAGGATCGTGAGCCAGCCTGCCATGTGTGCCATGCCGTTCTCTACACGGTAAGCCGGTAGACCGTTGGCATCAAACGCGGTTGGTTCCCATGTCCATTCAGGGTCAATCTCAATAAGCATTTTAGTTACGTCTGCGTGACCTACGAAGTCAAGTTGCATCCCACCCTTAGGAAGTTTGCCTACGATCTTCGGGTCTGGTACGCCGTACTTGCCAATGATTTCTTCTAGTTTCATTACTTCGCCTCCTTAGCGATGATCCGCATAGTGCGGAAGGTTGATGTTTTCTTAAACTTTTCTGCCAATGCAGGATGCTCGGCCTCAAACTTCTTGGTGTCAAACGATGTGCGTTTGCTGTTCTTCCACGATACGACCTGAACACCGTCAATCGCACCATACTCAGCGTCCTGCAACAGCATCGCCAGTTCACCCTTGATGAGTTCCTCAACAGCTTCAGCCTGCTTCTTCTGTTCACGCGCCTGTGCTAAACGCTCTAAACTCGCATACACCTCATGTCCCAATACGACCGTGTTTCCATAACCTTCGGGGTAGAGCGAAGCGGCGTTGTCATAGGTGGGATCAGCCACGTCAGGCATCATGCCCATGTCGATGAAGCCCAAGAATTTGCGGGCTGCTTCTATGTGAACCTGTTTTTCGTCGCTAGTTACGGTCTGTGTATGGAACTGGAGTTGGAGGTCGCTATCAAAAATGATCCAGTTGATCTCGTTACTACCAGTACATATCGCTTGTTGAACTCCTTGCCAGTACCAGGTTCGGGAAAGTTGTCCCGTCCATCGCTTGTTATATGTTTTGAGTTCGTAAAACTTTCCAGTGACAGTTGAACGACCGTCCATTGTGGACATGAGGCGTACACCGTTGTCCTCATAGCAGTACAGTTCTGCCGGTTCCACGATGAAGTCGTTGAGGATTTCTCCTGCCCAACCCATGAGTGGGCCTTCAAGGATTGTGCCTCGACGCATCGCATCGTTCTGTTCTTTTGGCACAGGGGGTGTTGCTGCCAATAATTCCACCGCAAGGTCAGCTGGTGTGGTGTATTTGTGTTCACCATGAATTGCTGCGGCTACTGATGCGGTGATTCGTTTCTCACCTTTTTCGTTTGCCCAACGTAGGTTCAACCAGTCTTGGCTGCCGTGTGTTGGCTTTGGGATTGTGTATAGGTTCTGCATTTTTCCTCCTATGGTTTGTGCAGGTATTTTTAATCTAGGGGTGTGACACAGTTAAAGTCAAGTCAATCGCTTTCATGTCGCGCACCATCGCTACAGGGATATGTATGGCGTGGATGCCTTCTTCTTTGCAGATGGTTTGCCATACGGTCACATGGTTGTCTTTAGACCCAGGTTCACCAACAGGGATGAGGAACCCTACGGTGTCAACAAGACATTCACCGTCATCTTCGTATTCGTCCATGTTCAGCCAGCCACCTTCGGACAGATGGGTGTCAGCCCATTGGATATAGACAACGGTTCTATTCGTCAAAGTCATCTGGCTTTTCTCCACAGTCAGGGGATCGGGGGATCACCCCACGATATACGCATAGGCATAAACGTGCGTCTGTCATAGGACTTCCAGATCAGACCAGTTCCGTTTGTCATGGCGACCCACCAGCAGCGTCAGCGTACCTGGGGTAGACCAAACACCTTTAGAGTCAGCGAACCACTTTGATCCACCATCCATTGACGGGCATTGGATACGGGTGTATGCACCATGATCGGTGACTTGCAAATGATGCTTGTGTGCTGTGATCCACAGGTCAGGTTCGCGTCCTTGTTCACGCAGAATCATGATCGACTGTGCGTTCAACCATTCAACTTCTTTGCCGGTGATCTTGTGGCCGTGAGCGAACGCAAGTTTGACATCGGATAGCACTTTGGTTGTGACCATCTCATCGTGTGGGATAGTCCATTCAAGGTTCGGTATCTGTGTGTCAAGGATTCGGTACAGAACATCCATCAGGAATCCACCAGCGTTATCTGAGTCTGATGTTACGGCTTTCCCGTTTCGGCGTGTCCACTCCCCGTGGTTACACAACACACCAACAACATCCAACACGTCAACAAGTGATGCGATAGTGCTGATGCCTTTAGCGAATAGGTCTGCACCGAGTAGTAACTGTTCACGTTGGGTGAGTTCAACGGTAAAGAGCTGGCTCGCATAGTTCCCATCGCAACCCTCAAACGGATCACCCATGTTCACTAATGCAGCACCCTCAATGTTTCTACCTTTACGGCGCAGGTCATGGAGTTGTTGAACAGTTTTCTCCAACGATTCCAACACCCGTTCGACGGTTGCTTCAACACCACCGCCAGCAGACTTACCTAGTTGTAGGTCAGCCCAGTTGATTACGAACGTGCATGGTGGCTCATCAGATGATTTGTTGATAGCGCGTTTAGGTTGCTTCCATTTGGAAACCTTCTGTCGTAACGCCTCAATATCTTCATCAGGTAACACTCTGTTTGCTTTGCGACGGAACCTGGCACGATACGAGTAAAGCCATGCAACATCTCTGTCACCGTTCTCTAAACGCTTAGAGGTCTGCCACTTAGACATTCGTACTGTGTCATCAACAACTTCAAATACGGTTGGGTCTAAACCGAACCCGACAAGTATTGCTGTCCAGTCCGATGTGATTGGTGTGGGTAGAACACCGGTAGAAATTTCACCACCATCGGGTGTCACTTCAGCCCATGCGCGTTGGTTCTCAGGCGGTTGGGATTCTTCGTTCAATTCATCCTTTAGTGACATGAGCGAATTCCCCTCGACGGTACTTGTTGATTGAAGATGCGTCTAAGTCTATTCCTCGTCGCTCTAACACCCTGCTAATTGCGGGCGCGGGAATGAGATGATCGTCTAACGCTTCGACAAGTTCTTTGCGATCTGTTTCATCCATTCCTTCAAGTACACGTTGGATTCTTGGGATGCGGCCTGACGGCACAGTTTTTTCAGATCGTATTTCACTTAGCAGACTTTGCTTTACGGGCTTGCTCAACTCTTGCTCCCTCTATGAGTTTGTTTATCTTCTCGATAACTTCCCATAGTGCGTCAGCTTGATCCCTCCCAGGATTTGATTTGAGGAGACAGTCACGCACCAAAGTTAACTCAACGGTAGTTAATCCTTTTGCCATTTGCAAGCACCTTTCTTCGGGTGCTTTACCCTAGTGCTTGGCGATGTGATCCGTCAACCGTTCAGAAACCTTATCCACCTTGTCCTCTGTGCGGTCTTGCGCCCTACGCATTAGACGCAACATAGCCATAACGGTGTCATGGTCTTTGCGGTTCTCTGCTTTGAAACGTTGGATTGCTACGGTTAGCAGACCGAAAGCACCAGTAACAGCAGCAGCAAGAACGAGAGCGATCCCACTATCCACATCAAGCAGGCTTCCCTACGAAACGGATATGCCACGGCTCTGCGCCTTTACCATTAGCGTCACCTAGAACTTCGTGCGAGAA